TATCCAATAGTCAATGGCTACGTTTTGCTCCAAGAAACTCAGTTATAGCAACTGAAATAAAAAGCAACACAAATCCATTGCTAGTTTTTCCATTTTTTCCATCTCATTTAGCAATGCCATGCAAAGCAGGTGAATGTATATGGACAATGTTTGAAGATCCCAATGCTGAGAATCCTCTCATTGCTTATTGGTTTTGTAAAATTGCAGAATTTTCAACAATAGATGATGTAAATCACACACATCCTGTAAGAGGTAAAGACGCGTCAAAAGGTTCTAGTCTTATTACTTTATCTCAGAATAATGGAGTTTCTGACACATGGTATGAGTTAAGAAATGGTGATGCAGTCAATAGTGAACAAGATGGTAGAACAACAAAGTCAGAAACTTTTTTTATAAAGGGTAGAGAAGATATTTTTGAGTCTTTAGTTACACAAACTGACGCTTCAAAAATAACGCAGTACGAAGCAGTACCAAGATTTAAGAAAAGACCTGCAGATTTAGTGTTTGAAGGATCAAATAACACCCTGATAGTCTTGGGAACTGACAGAGTTGGATCAATAGCCGAATATGACATTGATCCAGATGCGCAAATCGCAGTTCCAAACAATCCAGCAAGAGATTTTCATTCAGGTTCAGCAGGATCAATCGACATCGTCGCCGGTAGAGGTCAAACAGCCAACACTCTTGGGAATTATGTATCTACAACGTCTATTTACGGTGCAACCCCTACAGCAAAAGGAATAGAAATAAAGAAAGAGTTAGAGAAATCTATCGATAAGATATCACAATCTGAAGGAGATCCAGATTATTTAAATGACAGAAGCAGAATACTCATTGCACAAAAAACTTCTCCCGACATTAACTTTGGTTTAGCTAACTACAACAGAACTAACTACGGAATTGAAGATGATGTAAATGGTGATTCTGCAATTGTAATAAAGTCTGACAAAGTAAGATTAATAGCTCGTTCAGATTTACAGATCATTGTTAAAAACTTTGAAAGTGATGATTCAGCGTCAGGAAACAAGAACGAAGATGGTTCAAATGAAAAAATAAAGTTTGAATCTTTTAATGAAAGTTTGTGGGCATCAATTACAGTAAGATCGAATGGTGATATTATTTTTAAGCCAAGCGATACAGGATACATAAAACTAGGCGGAGATGATGCAACTAAAGCTATGATTTGCACTGACTATAATGCAACATTAAATAATGGACAAGTTACAGCAACAGGACCTGCAAACGCTGTGATTGTGACAACAGACGGTTCAAGCTTTGGATCAGGCGCTGCAAATCAAGGACAAGTTGCAACAAAAATTTTGGTGAAGTGATGGGTAAAATTCTTGAAGATGCAGGTTTCTTAAAAAAAGATGACAAGGGGCAACTAAAACTAACTGATGCCGCGGTTGTTAAATTTTTAGGTGCAAGAAAAAAGCTATTAGACACAGGAAGCGCAGGATTACCTTTTCCATGCATTGACGTTCCCGCAAACTTACGCGCTGGTGTTATCGATATTCAGTTTAGTGATCGAGCGCTGTATCCTGACTTTTTTAAAAAGTGGGTTGACAATATTCTTTTCAACTCTTTGTCAGCTTTAAACTTTGATGGTAACATAGCCCTGCCTGTATATTGCCCTATGGCATTAGGAGCAATATTGGTACCAGACGTCAAACTTCCTAAACTTACATTACCTACACTTCTTGGCGCGCTAGCACTACCACCAGGCGTGCCAGTGCCTTTGTTAATGCTAGGGCTTCCTGTATTAGACGCTGCTCAACTTTTAGGAAAAATACCAGGATTAGTAAAGATACCACAATTGCCTCCCGGTTTTTCTTTGCCGATTCCAATAGTTCCAGAAATTCCGACTTTAAGTTTTGAACCGATTAATTTTAGTTTACTTGGTAAGTACATTGATTTGCAATTAAAAATACCAAAGGCTTTCGTATCTCTTTTTAACAAGGCGCTTTCTATTGATTTCTTAGTGGGTTTTGCCGCTAATCCTCTCTCGTTATTTACTGCAGCATGTGAAGCTTTAAGCGATGCCGGCGGACCTCCTCCTACAAGTAATTTAACTTCATTTTCTGTTAATACAGCTGCGATTACGACTATTGTTGCAGAAGCTTTAGGATTTGCTGTATTAGGAAGCATTATAGGATCTTCAAAAGACGGAATAATTGGGCATATGGGAGCTGCCCAAAAGTACAGAGTAGGCGAACCGCCGGTTGAACCTGCACCACCGGCGCAAAATGTCCCAGAGTATGACGGCGTAGTTGAAGAATATAATGATGAAAATGGAGAAAAAAATCCTGAACAGGCATTTATAGACGATCAATTTGAAGCTCCTGAAACTCCTCCAACGGTTTGGGTTCCACCCCCACCACCCATTAGCTTCCCACCTGAAAAAGTAAAACCACCACCAGAAATAACAGCTGCATATGTCCCTGCAGATCACCCTCCTGCAGTAGCAGGAGATTCAGGCAGTCCTGCTGCTCCATTTAATATGGGAAGTGCTTCTGAGCTTAGAAAAGTTTGGATGGAAGAATTAATTAGTGTATTAGGTCCAATATCTCCTCCAAAACAATTTTTTCAATCTCAAAAAGGATCGCCATTTAACGTGATTGCGCCTGGTTGGGATGGAAGTGGACCCGCAACAAGTTGCCCCACATTACCTGCATACATAGACAATAAAGTTGTAAGAAGAATGTTAGGATCTGGTTATCCTAAAAAAGGAGCTTCAGGTATAACTGGTAAAGGCCTTTATTCAGCTTTAGTTATAGCTCTGACGGTTGGCGCCTGGGTTGATGCTGATAGTCAGTCGAAAAGACCAAAACCAGGCGATATATTTTTGTTTACAGGTGATATGAAAGGACCACCAGATGGTGATTACATGAAGTATAATCCAAACATATTACATATAGGAATTGTTTGTAATGCAGAACCGGGATTAGTTAACGCAAATGGACAACCAATCTGGATAACTGCTGATGCAGGCTTAGGACCAAGAAAAGATCAAGCATGTGGATATTGTGAAAGAACAATATCTTTCCGTGATAAATTTTGGATATTAGAAGGGAATTATAAAGGTAAAGCACCGCCAGAAGGTGTCCAGGGCGCTGCTAAAAAAAGAGTGTTGGGGTGGGTTGATTTGGATAAAATGCACCCTCATCTTGAAAAAGTTGCAAGTTCAACTAACCCTTCATACAGTAGATTATATTCGCCGAGCTGGTATGGAAAAGGCGGCACTGGTGGTAAAGAAGCTATCCAATTTACGCTTAGAAAAAGAATAAGAGATAAACAAATGTATGGGTTAGATAGTTTGTTAGTGACTTAATATTCTTTCATGTCTTGAAAGTTAGTTCATGCATAAATATCAACATGGCAACGTACTCGTTTAAGAGTTCTGGAAAAACACAGGATCAGATTCAGCTTGAAAAGCTAAAATCGTCGCCTGTCCCTTTTGGAATAAAAACTCCATTAAAGACATCAACAAAAGATGGTTTGTTTGAGATGAATTATGATTTATCGGCACAGTTTGCTGATAATTTAAGAAACTTGCTTTTAACTAATTGGGGTGAAAGATTAGGTCTTTACAATTTTGGAGCTAACTTACGACCTTTAACTACTGAATTAATTGCACAAGACGATTTTGATGCAGAAGCTATATCAAGAATAAAGAGCGCAGTTGAAAAATGGATGCCCTATATAGATCTTGAAAATTTTGTATCTAATTTTGACAATAATGAAAATGCAAATTTAGCGGTTATAAAAATTACAATCACATACAATATACCTGTGTTGAAAGTAACAGGTAAAAGTTTGCAAATAGTTCTGTACGCAATATAGTAACAGAGGAATTAAAAAATGGCTGTAGGATCTAATAAGGAAGCATTAAAAAATGTTCGAGAAAGAAATTATTTAGCTCGAGACTTTGACGGGTTTCGAGCTGTCTTACTCGAATACGCAAGACAATATTATCCAGAAAAAATACAAGACTTTTCTGAATCATCACTTGGTGGGCTCCTTTTAGATATGGCTGCGTACGTGGGTGACAATATGTCGTTTTATCTTGATCATCTCTTTAATGAGTTGCATCATGACACAGCAGTTGAAACAGTCAATATTCAACAGGCAATAACAAATGCAGGAATAAAAATAACAGGTGCAGCCCCATCAACAGTAACCGTTGACTTCTATATAGAAGTGCCAGTAATATCTGAAACTGATTTGCGTCCAAATCCTGATCTGCTACCAACGATTTTGGCAAACTCTACTGTAAGATCTGACACAGGTATAATCTTCACGTTAATTGATGACATTCGGTTTTGGTCAAAAAACGATTCAACAAATGACATATCTGTCAACGTTGCAAAAGTCACAGAAATAAATGGAAGAAAAATAGGAAATAAAATAGTAAGCAAAATATTGAAAGCATCAGGATTGTGTTCTTCTGGTGAACAAGCTATTGAAAGTTTTGCTATTGGAAGTTTTATACCATACAGAAAAATAACTTTATCTTATCCTGATGTGACGTCTGTCGTTAGCGTATCAGACGGCTTTAATAACACATACTATGAAGTTGACAGTTTGTCAAACGATGTCGTTTATAAAAATGTAATTAATACTTCGTCTGATTCAACACTAGTTCCCAACATTTTAAAACTTATACCGGCTCCTTACAGATACACAACTGAAACCTCATTATCAAACAGACTGCTCACAATGACGATGGGTGGAGGAACGGCAGACAGTCTAGAAGATGATGTAATACCTGATCCTGCAAACTTTGCAATTGCTTTCCCCTTCTCAAAAACTTTCTCAAGAATATCAATAAATCCTCAAAAGATGTTACAAACAAATACTTTAGGAGTTTGTGCGTCGAACACTGATTTAACTATTATTTACAGACATGGTGGAGGATTAAATCACAATGTTAATGCTAAAACCATTAGAAACGCAGAAGGCGTTACAATGAGATTTCCGCAAAACCCCCAACCAGGATTGCAAGCACAAGTGAGAAGATCAGTTGAAGTTCTTAATCCAGAAACTGCAACGGGGGGTGAAGATCCCCCCGCGACTGATCAACTAGTGCAGCTTATTCCGACTATGAAAAATTCTCAAGAAAGAGTTGTTACTAGAGAAGATTTACTTGCTAGAGTATATACAATGCCTAGCAACTTTGGAAGAGTCTTTAGGGCATCAGTTGTGAAGAATCCAAATAATCCATTGGCGACAAAACTTATTGTAATTTCAAGAGACACAAGAAACAATTTAATAACTTCGCCTGATTCTCTAAAAGTTAATCTAAAAAAATATCTTAGCTCTTATAGAATGATTTCTGATGCTGTTGATATATTCGACGCAAATATTATCAATCTAGAATTAAACTTTAAAATTGTTGTAGATCCTGGCATCAACAAGACTGCAATATTACAAGATATATTAGTTGATTTAAAAAATCAATTCAATATAAAAAACTTTCATATAGGACAACCAATAGTCATTTCCGATGTGATAAACACAATATACAGTAAAAAAGGAGTCATTGCGGTTGACAAACTGCAATTTAAAAACTTAACTAATACAATTGCAGGAAGAAAATATTCAGATAAATTTTTTGCAGTAAATGGTAACACAAAAAATCAAATTATTTACCCACCAGATGATTGCATATTTGAAATTAAATATCCTGATGTAAACATCATTGGAAAGGTTGTTTCGAATGTATAAAAAGCTGAAAGCTGACAAAGACAGCTACATCACAAACAAGTTAGTAAAAAGTGTAAGTCGTGTATCCGCTAGCACAGGTCAAGCTGCAACATTAGATCTTTTTAAGTTATATGATGCAACAAGAACAAACAACGTTCCAAATACAGAAATTTCAAGATTATTAGTACATTTTGACATGTCTCCTTTGGATACTTTGATTAGTCAAAGTAGAGTTGATATTAATGACAGCAGCTTTTGGTGTAATCTTGTTTTAAAAGACGTTTATGGTGGACAACCAACGCCTGTTAACTTTAATGTCAATGTTTTTCCTTTATCTGCTTCTTTTTCTGAAGGATTAGGCAGAGACGTTGTTTATTATTCTGACACTGACGTGTGTAATTGGTTGTCTTCTTCGTTAGACAATGGCGAATGGTATAGTCAAGGATGTAATTCAGGCGCCGCAGCAAATATAGCAGCCGACTATATTATTAGCTCAGACAACATAGCATCCACTTTGGTTACACAAAAGTTTGTAACAGGTGAAGAAGATTTAATCGTTGATGTAACTAAGATAGTTTCAGCTACGTTAAAAAAGGAGATTCCTGATTCTGGTTTTAGAATAAGTTTCACATCACAAATAGAATCTGATAACAAATCTTACTTTGTTAAACGTTTTGGCAGTCGACACATTTATGATGAAAGTAAAAGGCCTTACTTAGAGTTTGGATTTAATGATTCCATTACTGACGATACACAAAATCTTTATTTTGATGAAAATTTGCAAATAAAACTTTACAATTATTCTCAAGGTCAACAGAAAAATTTGTTTTTTAATGGAAGTGAAGTAACAGGTAGTGATTGTATTAAGCTTAAATTACAACTACTCCCTAACTTAAACTATGAATTAACATTCACAGGTTCACAACAAAAAATTGGCGATCTATATCAAGACGGAATTTACACATCAACTTTCTTTTTATCTTCAAGTAACTCAAACTACAATTCTATTTTAAATGAAGATGGTGTTGTAGAATTTCAGCCTGTATGGTTTTCTTTTAATAACGCGCATACATTTTTAACTGGTAGTAAAATAAAAGTCCGTGCACCTTTAAGAGGTTCAGCCCGCCGTGATGTTAGCAAATATGTTGTTTCAGTTTTAGGTTTAAAAGATCAATATGATATCAATCAGGAAGATATCGTAAGAGTCAATGTATTTGATTACACAAATCCTTTTATGGAAGTTGTTAAACTACCTGTAGAATTACCAGGAATTGTCGTAAAAAATGCTTACTATTGTGTTAGGGAAACAGTAACTGATAGTATTGCGATACCTTTTGATACGATTAAAAAATCTACAAAAATATCATCTGATAGCAATGGCATGTTTTTTACACTTGATACTTCTAGCCTGATTGCAGGAAGGAATTACGTTATCGATATAATGATCGATGATAATGGTAGAAAACAATATTTTTATAACGCTTCCTCTAGATTTTCTATTACTTCAAATGGAACACAAAAATGAAGTTTGATCCATATAAACCTTCTAAAACAAATGCTGTGTCTTATGACACAAGAGAAAAACTGTTATCTTTATCTGAAAATGAATTTACAGGTTCTAGCATTATTGATGAATTTTCATTTAAGTATGACAATTTATCATCTCCTTTAAAGAACACGCAGCAGATTAATTTAGATTGGTCAAAATTTGAAAATCATTGCTTCTTTTCATCAGCAGAAGTAAAAGTAAATGAAGCTTTCAACAATATTATTAATGGATATCCATTTGATGGAACAAAAATTGAAGTACTTCAGTTTTTAGATAAGTTAACAGGCTTTGAGCGTTGGATATTTGATCAATTTCCAACTTGGTCAGGTGCCCTTCACTTTAGTGGTACTCTTCTCAATGAAGATCCTGCAAATAGTTTTAATGAAAAACTAGGCACGTGGATTGAAGTAACTGACAAATCAGGCTATCTTTATCCTGAATTATCAAAAAATAATGAAGGCAATTCCATTCTAACTTTTGATCAAAATGCTTCTTTCTCTATAGAAACCGAACTGTTTATACCTAGTCAAACAAACGATATTCAAATCATCACGCAAAAAATTGATGAAAACATGCATGGATATACGTTGTTTTTAGAAAACAGCACATCAACAACAGAAGCAAATTTAAGTTTTTGTTATAAAACACAAAAAACATTTGCGACAGTAACAGCGCCTATAAAAAAAGGAAAATACAATCATATTTGCGCAACGATAAATAATGAAGGTGATTTAAAAACCACTCTTCAAATTTATGTAGACTTTTCTTTAATACAGTCATCAAATAGAAAAACTTTTAGTTTCACAGATTCTAATGAATATCCATTATTGATAGGATCAGGTTCTGCTTTTTATTCAACTTCTAATATACTCACGACTCCTCTTCAAACTTTGAGTGGAACATTAGATGAATTTAAAATATTTCATTCTGTTCGAACGCCTGATCAACAACAAGCTAATTCGCAAAAAGGAATGTATTCAACACCGAGTTTAAAGCTTTATTACAGATTCAATGAACCTCCTCCTCCACTATCAAACATGGGATTATCAGATCCAGTTAATGCTGTTGTTTTAGATAGTTCAAGTAATTCATTACATGCAACAATTAACAACTTTACTGGCAGTTTAAGGATTAATGCTTCAACAGATGAATTAAATCCTTTAATTTATGAACGAAGAGATTTTCAAATATCATTGTTTCCTGCATATCAACCTGTTAAAAGTTTGAATGAAACGTTGTTATTAACAGCGAAAAAATATGATTTAGCTAATCCAAATATTATCACAAAACTTATTCCTAAACACTATCTTTTAGAAGGAGCAAATGAAGAAGGTTTTGAAGACGTTGAAGGAAATGCTGGAAAAGCATATGGTGGTTCAGGAATTCCTGGCCAAGGAGAAAAAGGTTCATCACAATTAATACTGTCATTTTTGTACATTTGGTCAAAATTCTTTGATGAAATAAAGCTTTACATTGATACTTTTGGAACTTTAAGAACTATCAGTTATGATGAAAACGAATCTGTGCCTGATAACTTTTTAGATGATTTAATAAAGTACTATGGTTCTTATGTGCCAAAGTTTTTTAACAATGCATCAACTGCACAATACGCAGAAGGTGAAGATATTGAAGGTGTAGATTACACAGCAACTCCTCTTAAAAAAGTTCAAGCAGGTTTACTTCGAAGAGTGTTGGTTAATTTACCAAAAATTTTAAAATCTAAAGGAACACAGCATAGCATTAGATCATTTTTGCGATCTATTGGAGTAGATCCTGACAACTCTATAAAAATTAGAGAATATGGAGGATCAACAACGAAGCAAATTGGTGAATCAAGAGAAAAGAAAACTGAATTTAATGGATTAGTTGATTTTAATGGATCTGAAATAGTTTTCTCAACATTTTTGTCAGGTTCAAGAATTGAACCTGGTTATCCACAGCCTGATGGTACTTTCGTTCTTGATGAAAATGGTAAAAAAATAGGAACAAATCAATCTTCAGATGGATTGTTTACTTCAGGTTCCTGGACTTATGAAGGAATATATAAATTTCCATTATCAAAAATGGAAAAAATATCAGATGTAAACGGAAATCAGTCGCTGCTAAGATTATTCGTAACCGGCTCAAATTCTGATGCTGCCAACGGCGGATTAATTGCATCACTCGTTGCAACTCAACGAACTTTAAATGATAGTTCAAAATTAATAGCATACCTAAGACCAGGTAATTCAGTAAACTCTCCCATCAAACAAATTGAAATGGAATTACCTGAAATTGGA